GTACTCACGGAGAAGACCGGTGGTTCGAAGGTGCTGCGTTTGGATTCATCAATGTAACAAGTATAGTATGTATTAGAGACTTAAAGTATTGATCTATTGACTAGATACCGTATTCGCGTGACCGCTGCGCGGGCGATCCTGGGAGAGGACATGCGTTGATTACTGGACCGATTACGAAGGATGAAGCTCGTAAGTTCATTGACGAGCGTGATGAGGGTGAGATTCAGAAGTATGTGGGTGAGATTGACCGTCTTCTGCGTACGTCGTGGCAGGGGAAAAATATCAGTGCTCCTACCAACAAGCAGTTCCTACCTGATCATGTGGTGAAGCGTGTGTTGATGATCTTTGGGGATGCGGGTTGGACGATCTCGTACACCAAGGGTGGGTCGGATCAGCGTGAGGGATCTTGGAACGGTCACTTCACTATAGGGTAACGGCTCACTCTTTGAGCCAAAAGAAAACTACCCCTTGACCCGAAGGACAGAGGGGGTAGTGTTCATGCTTGACGCGAAGAGCTACTCGTGGTATGGGCTTCCATCAGGCGTGTAGTGGTTGTCTGTGTCTGTTGCGGTGATTCGTACGGTCTTCAATGCGAGCATGTCAAGAACAGTGAGACTTCCTGCACGTGAAGTGTTGTCCTGGACCGGCGTGCCGGTGTAAGGCTGACCGTAGATCGGGTCGCGTGGGTCTGCTGATGCCATCGTATCCTCCTTCGCGGGTGTCCCTAGTATTTTCGGCATTTGCTGAGTCCGATACATCTGCTAGACCCTAAGGAGGCCCCTATGACTACTGTTATGGCGTCTAGCTGCGTCAGCAATAACACGAATGGCTGGCAATTTGCTGGCGGAATGATTGCACAGCCTTCTGCTTGGGTAGCACCTAACACCATTTATGTAGGCGACACAACTCCGCAGCCTTTTCAGCCGTGGACGCAATCGCCACCGTTCGCACCGAACCCATTGGATGCCCTTGAGGCTCTGGGTCTCGTGAAGGACTATACCGTCCCTCTTCACAATTTTGAGCCGCATTGCGACATTCTCGGGAATCCTGTTGGATGTAAGCATTGCTCATACGCGAACGTACACAAATTGGACCCGGCCAGTCACCCCTTCACTGTCTACGAAGAGGCGTAACTGCTGCCGCTGATGACGTTAGGACAACCTAATGGTTTACCGGATAGCAACACCAAGACTAACCGCTAAGGAGTCACGTCAAGAGACGGCGCTTCAGAGGCGGTCGGATCTTGCTTCTCAGTTGAAGCTGTCCCGGCCTAATCATATTTGGACTCCCAATCCCAAGAATAAGGTGTACTGTTACAAGTGCGGTACAAAGTCGCCTTTCCGCATGGACATGGCGAGACATCTCTACATTGTGAAGGAGTGGCCGTGATATTTCAACCTAGCCAGCACAACTTCAGTAGTAATATGTGGCGCTATAAGCAGCCAGGGACTATTACAAATACAATGTAGGGGGTGATCTGAGTCTATCGTTGACGGGGGAGGGTGAGTAGCTCTCCCCCGAAGACGGACCAGATCCCTTGCTTCACCGCCTGTAGGATGATAGAATGACGGCATGACTTCCTCTTCCAACCTAATTGAGGCCCATATGACCGAAACAGCGTCAACCGAAGAGCCCAGTATTGACAAGATCCTGTCCCTTCTCCCCGCAGAAGCGGTGACGTTGCTCGGTGAGTGCAGTGAAGCTCTTCAGCATGTCGTTATCTCCACGACCGGCCACATCTACAAGGAATGTGAAGAGAACGGAATAATCCTAGATCCCATTCAAAATGAGGTCTTCATTAACGCCTTCGTGCGTGCCACCACCGCAAATTCGGCGTTCTTCATGCAAGCTCTAGACCGGTCCAATCAGGTCATCACAGCCATGACCAAGGCTTACCAGGGACTTCATGATGAAGTGCTAGAGATGCAGGATCAGGAAGTTGTTCAGCCTGAGCCGTTACGTCAGAGCCGCTTCCGCAGGCTCAAGCGTTAATCCTCCCGCAAACTGGACGATAGAGTAGTTACAAGGCACTATTACTCTGTTCTCTTTGTTGAGGGGAGGAACACAAGATGGCACAAGTAGCATACCAGGGTCACACTTCTTACAGTTCTAGCGCAGCGAAGGCTGTTACGGACGCTGACAACGAACTGGCCCCCGCCGACCGTAACAACTACGACCCGACCGCTTTCACAGCACAGCCGGGTGCGGGCGCACGTGCGAAGGGCTACCCGCGTTCTGACGGTCGTCCGAACTAAGGTTTTCCTCCAAAGACAACTGCATAAGCTTTTCGAGATAGCTCCGTATCCTTTGTGGTACGGGGCTATCTCTGTTTCTCCATTTGTTCACTTTCGTTGCCGAACAATAGTTCATGGACGCGAAAATGGAGGCAGGAAATGGCTAGACATAGCATGTATGAGTACCGGAAAGAAGCGGTGCTGGACACAATAGACACGCTCGCGCATGGGCTAGGTAACACACCCCCAAGTCTCCGTGAGGTAGCGCAAGTAGTCGGCGTCAGTGTAGCCACCCTGCACAACTACTTGACGATGATGGCCAAGGAGGGACTTGTCGAATGGCAACCGGGACATCACCGCAGCTTAAGAACAGTCCGTGGCTAAACCCCACCTGGGACATCATAGAGACCGTTGACAGTCGAATTCTCTCCATGTCGTTCGTCGTGGTCGGCACTCCTAAGCCGAAAGGCAGACCGCGCTTCGTGCTAAATAAGAACACCGGATACACGCACACCTACACACCTGAGGCCACTGTCACCTGGGAAGGGACTATCGGCTGGCAGGCTAAGCAGGCAATGGTGTGGGTGGACGTGAACCATCCGGGCGAAGTACAGAAGTTCCTGCCCATCGCAGGAAGGATATCAGCCGTCCTGAGGTTCAACGTTGCACGCCCCAAGTCGGCACCTAAGAGTGTTGTTTACCCGATGAAGGGTGCGGACATCGACAACTACGCCAAGAGCGTTCTGGATGCACTACAGAACGTCGCGCTTATCCAGGACGATAAGACGGTAACTGATCTGTTCGCCATCAAGCGGTTCGCTGACGGGGATCATCCTGAAGGGGTCGAAATAGATCTAACGGCGTGGGTGTAGCTCAGTTTACAACAGCAGTCAAATGTGATAAAATGGACATACGGGACAAATGGCTCGTATTTTGAGCCGAAACTTGTGGGGGTTACTTTCTGAATGGCTACGATAGAACCGATAGACAACCCTTACGGAGTCCAACTGTACCCCGTCAAGTCACCTTCAGGAAGTGTCGTTAACCTTCAGAATGAGGGCGAAGCGGAGTGGTACGAGAATCAAGCCCGACGCTATTTAGAAGATAACCGGTTCACTAACATCTCCGATATCGAAGATCTGTCCCGTCTTTTGACGTGTGAGATCTTGATCTACCGTTGGTCAACCTGGATTACGCAGGGATTCGACTATCTTGCGGCTCGCGTAAATGAGGTTGAACTGAAAAACTCCATCCGTGAATACTCTACTGAGGTCCGCCAAATCAAAGCATCACTTGGTATTGACCGTGCCACGCGCGAGAAGGACAAAGGCGAGACCCTAGGAGACTACATTCAGACACTCCTGAAGCGCGCCAAGGAGCATGGAGTTCATCGAAACGAACAGTATTCAAAGGCTGTGACCTATATATGGGCACTTGTTTCACAAGTCAGGACTTATGACCGGTGCGACGAGCAGGAGCGGCGCGAACTGGACCTGTCCCCTGAGAAGATGATTGATTGGTTCCGCGAGACCGTTATCCCCGAATGGGATCAATTGAACACGGACTACCGCGAGAACCAGAGGGTTTGGATCAAGGATATCTAATGACAGCTACTCGCATCCACAAGGCACCTAAGACCCCTCCTTATGACGTTGATAGGTTGAGGGAAGTGTATCCCAGCCTGAAGAGATTGGCAACCCCTCTCGGTGGGTCGCAGTCTAAGGCATGGGTCGCAGCCTTCACGCATAAGCCAGAGGCACTTGAGTCTATGCTGTCTGACCTGATCAAGCATGCGTACGCCAAGCCGGGACGCATCGGCCAGCGCCCTATGCCAAGGGAAGAAGAGGTCAACTTAAACGCCCTGATCAATGGAGATTACACAGAAGATCCTATCACGGTAGCACTTCCGAAGCTGCTCAAGATATCGGATCGTGCGTTCTGTGCCAAGCTACACATCAGCCGCCGCATGTATCAACGCATGTTTCTTCCTATTAATCACCCTGACAGGTACTACCCCGATAGCGAACTGATCCAGAGAATCGCTAAAGCCGTAGGTAAACCAGCCTCATACTTCCTGGAATACCGCCTTATAGCAGCGCAGGCAGCCTTCGTTAAGTTGATTAACGAGAGGCCCGCTATAGCCACCAAGCTATACAGGGATTACATTGAGGTAGCCCAAGCCTCTCCAATAGGGGGGTAATGTGGCCGTCCTTGAAGCGCTGTCCGAAGAGGAAGCGTACCTGATTGCCATTCTGCAAGACACTTCAGGTGTCGATATTGCTGAGTTTGCATGGCAAGACCCTGACCAGCCGGACGACTTGTTCCGCTGCTACGACTATCAGTATGCCTGGTACCGCAACGACGCCAAGCAGCAGATCGACCAGTGCGCCCGTGCTATCGGAAAATCTGTTGGTATCCAGATGCGCGCATTCGCATTTCCGTTCACCAACCCCGGTAACGACATGCTTATCACCGCACCGGAGCTTATTCACCTTGACCCGGTAACCAAGAATATTGAAGACCGGCTGCTTTCTACCAGGCTGAGCACTGAAATCCTATTCCGTACAGGTAAGACTAACGGTATCACTCACCGTCCATTCGAAGCGAAGTTCAAGAATGGTGCCCGCATTATTGGGCGTATTCCCCAGAAAGACGGTAAGGGCGTCAAGGGAATGCACCCTCGCATGCTTGAAATGGATGAGGCGCAGGACTACCCTACAGCCGGTTGGATTGAACTTGTTGAGACGCTACGTTTCGGTGACGCCACTTCTAGATGGCGTGCACATGGCGTGTCTCGTGGCGTGCGGGACGAATACTACAAGCTGTCACAGTCTGACGACTGGTTCACCCACCGCATCACTGCCATGCACCGCCCTGACTGGACCCCTGAAGAGCGCAAGGCGAAGGCTGAACTGTACGGCTCCCGCGATCACCCGGACTATAAGCGCAACATCCTGGGGCTCCACGGAGACGCGATGTCCAGCTTGTTCGTGCTGTCTAAGCTCATGGCGTGTGTGGATTCAGTGGAGACCAGCGAGTACAACACTGATGTCTACACCCATATCCGAATCAACGACGAGTTCTTGCAGGACAGTGGGCTGCCAATTGAATCACACCTTGACTTCCCGATGGGCCACAAGACGTACAAGCGTGTATGGATAGGGATGGACGTTGGTATGACTAACCACCCTTCCGAGATCCTAGTGTTTGGCGCTGAGGCTAAGCCTATCAAGCATTCCGAGATCGACGGTGGCGGTGGAGAACGGATCAGGTGTATCGCACGCGTCCACCTTGAACGCATCAGCACCAATGACCAGTTCGCTGTCCTGATCCACATGTGCGAATTCTACTCACCGCTGGCCTTCGGAATGGACAAGACCGGTCTCGGTCTGCCTATCTACCAGATGGCCATTGACTCCCGCACGGCAACCCCTGCTCTTATGAGCGCTATGAGGGGCTACAACTTCTCCGAGAAGATCATTGTCGGCTTCGAAGAGCAGGACGATGACGACGATGAATGGGTGCCACCGGAGGATCGCGGGGTTAAGGGCAACGTCCTGGAATACTCCACCGACGTTCTCCGTGGTCTGGTTGACACCAAGCGGATCGTCCTACCGTGGGACATTGACATGCTCAAGGAGTTCCAGGGCCAGGCGTTCTACATCGCTAAGTCGGCAACAAATCCGTACGGCAAGAAAGAGTTCTCCAAGGGTAAATTCCACGCACTTGATGCGGCCCGTATGGCTGCGCTCGCCTACTCACAGGAGGCTGTGGAGAAGCAGTTGAAGCTCCTTCCTGACCAAAGTGAAGTCCTATTGACCTGGCTGGACGAAGACGCCGGGGAGATGGGTGGCGGATTTGATGACTTTGGCTCTTACTAACCTGTAACAGTAGCTCTACACAGACGAGGAATAGGGTATGACAGTGTTGAAATTGGACCAAACGACACCTACAACAGACTTATCTGAGGCTAAGCCCCTGCAATCTGCCGCTAGTCAGCACATCGCAGAGGCCATGACGAAAGAATACCCGTTCATCGGGTCGATAGTCTCTGCAAGGTCAGAGATTGATGATGCACTGGCTGATCAGACTGGTTTCAGTGGGCTTGACCCGGACCGAGTGTTCGAAGTCGTCTCCGCTCACTCTGCCAGGATGATCGAGCTTATCGTCCATATCAGTCGTATAGAGGTTGTTAGGCGCGAATGGAAGCCTGTTCGTGAGGAAGCTGAGCGTGTAGTAACCGAACTTCGTCAGCAATTCCAGATTGCGTCACGCCGTATGGCTTCACGTGAACTGGATTGGAACATGCAGAATCGTTAAGGAGAAGTAATGGCCGTAGGTAGAATGGTTAACACGACCGCCACCCAACCGGTAGCGCAGGACGTGGCGACCTATGCTGAGGAAGACTTCGAGACCGACTTCGCTGGCGAAAGCAACACCACCGATGCGTCCTACTTCTATGTCAATGAGACTGGCGAGCAGGACGACTACATGGAGACTGCGCTAAGCCAGGGCCGCACCGAAGACGGCAGGCCCATCCGTGACGAGATTGCCTCAGCAATTGGCAACTGGTCACGTCAAATGTCTGGCAGCCTTAACAACGGCTCCATGTTCTTCCGTAACCGCTACAACCTGACATCAAACGTCTACGACCAGATGGTGCAATGCTCCGATGCAGTGGAATACGATGACGTTCTGTCATCTGTCGGTGAATCCACTGAGGGTCTAGCATTCTCCCGTCTCAGCATGGAAGCCATTGATCCCGACCAAGAGGATCTGTGGAATCAGGTTGCGGAAGATCTCAACCTAGAGACCCGTATCCGTGAAATGTGGCGCGAACTGTACAAGTGCTCACAGTTCTATGTCGCTATCGACTGGCAGCAGAAGACCTATAGGGTCCGTAATAACAGCATTCCGCAAGCATCGCAAGACACCGAGCCAGTACAGCCAGTTCCGGGCGCTGAAGACCTAGACCCCACAGGTCTACCTAAGCCCGCCCCAGCAGTCAAGGCATCACGTAAGCGCCGCAAGCAGTTCGCAGTAACAGTCCCCGGAGCGCTCACCATCCTTGACCCAGGGAAGGTTCTACCTGTCGGCCAGTTGATGTTTGGGCACGAGCGGTTCGCCTATATTGCTAGCCCCTTGGAGGATGAGTCATTTAGGGCCATCTTTGAGGGCAAGGGGTCCGACCCGACCGTTTTGAAGATGTTCGACGGACCTTATACGCCTACCATTAAGGAACTAGCCTACATCACACAGGGCACCAGCAGTGGGCGCTCAGGCAGCGATATTGAAGACTATCCGTTTGGACGCGACAATCACGTCAACCTGTGGCTATTCAAGAAGGATGTAATTTTCCGTCACACCTTGACCCGCGCACAGTATGAGCGTTTCGCTTCCGTGCGCCTCAAGTCTGCTCTCCCGCTCTTGGATATGAAAGCCAACCTGCGCGCGTCAGACCGCGCCGCCTTGATCGGTGCAACGAACTTCATCATCGTTTTGAAGCGTGGTTCCGACAAGTATCCGGCCCGTCCTGGTGAGGTAGACCAGCTACGCGAGCAGGCGAAGGTCGTTGCACGCATGCCTATCCTGGTTGGCGACCACCGTTTAAGCGTTGAAATCGTCACCCCCAGCACGGACAACGTTTTGAAGCCGGACCGGTATGACACCATTGACCGCCGTCTCATCATGATTGCCCTTCACTCATTCCGTCTAGCACAGGGCGGATCAGAGTCACGCACCGCATCCAACGATGACGACCAGATCGCGCGTGGCATCGAAGCACGAAGGGCCTCTCTTTCCAGGAGCGTTTCAGATGCTCTTCTGCGTGCCACAGTGAAGAAGAATCAGGGAATCATTGACGAGATCCCGAGCATTGCGTACCACCCGAAGCGCGTCATGATCACTCTTGACCCGAAGATGCAGGCTCTTATCATTCAACTTCGCCAGTCTGGTGACATTTCACGTGAGACAGAGTTGGACGAATTCAACCTGGATCAGGAGATCGAATACGAGCGCCGCAAGCGTGAGAAGAATGTGGACGACGTTTTCCAGTCCTCTGTACCGTTCTCTAGCCCGGAGACCAACCCGTTTGCTACCGGCACTCAGGGCGGTAGGCCATTAGGCGGCGGCGGTGCTGGTATGCCCTCCACTCCTGCTGCCGGAAATCCATCCGGTCCCGTGCCGACTAATTAGGTGAATCCGAATGCTAACTACCAGGGGAGACTAGATGGAAACAACTGAGGTTGAGAAAGAGGGCGAAGTTGTCGCCATTTCTCCCGAGATTGCAGACTCGGATGACTCACCGGAGTCGCAGCAGCTTTTAATGACGGCATGGCAAGCTTTAGCTACGTACGTTTCTAGTTGTGACGACGAAGACAAGTCGGGCGCTATTGTCGCACTCAAGATGGTCAGTAACCTGATGGCTGATGGTGAGGGTGATGGCCCGCTTCCTACAGAGACGTTTGGCGTCACGCAACAGGTCGCGGCTACCGAGTTCACGTGTCCTAAGTGCACGGGGCGTCCCTTCGCAACTGAGGCCGGTTTGATCGGTCACCTGGCAAAGCTGCACAAGCAGGCCGCAAAGACACCTTTCAAAAAGGGTGCCGCTTCAAACAACCCGAAGGACTAACCCTCTAAAGGAGGAAATAGCATGTCATCTACTAAGGCTAATGGTGACCCTCTAGAGGGCACTATCGCTGTTCCGAACTACGGTGCAGTTGACGTTTACAACAATGTTGCAATGCACCCGCATTCCTGGGCGAACGGTGAGGGTAACGCCCGTTACGACGTGACCGCACCTACAACTGTAGTTGTCAGTTCACCATCCAAGACAACAACCACAGTTAACCTTTCATGGACAGTGGCGACTGACAACGTTCAGGTATCTGGTTACCGCGTCTTCAAGGCTGGCGTTCAGGTCGGAGCAGACCTTCCATTCGGCACTAACACCTACGTTGCTACTGGTCTTACCACCGCAACCGCGTACGCATTCACAGTGAAGTCGTTCGATGAGAACGGCACCCTGTCAGTCGCGTCGAACAGCCTTTCTGTAACCACCAACTAATCTGAAGGGATATCGCTATGGACACTCTTATCACTGAGCGTCATGGACGCATTTTCATGACCAATGCAGTACGTGTTATCCGTGATCATAGCGATATCTCCGAAGATCTGGCTGCTGAGTCCAATTGGGATCTTGAGCAGTCAAACCCGTTCATCAAGTGGCTGTCGGGGGACTTCGTTGAGGCGGACAACCCGAACAGCAACACCCAGTTCTGGACCAAGGATGACTTGGCTCTCAGTGAGTACAGTATAAAGTACGCACCCCTTAACATGCTCCACAAATCTACAACACCTGTAGGTTTCTTCGCATCTTCCCGCATGGTCAACATCGCGGACAAGGCAGCGAATGGACAAGGCACAGCCAAGGTTGAAGCTCTAGCTGGTATGTGGTCTCACGTTTTCCCTTTTGAGGCGGCGCTGATCGACCAGGCCGACGAGCTAGGCCAACTTTTCTTCTCCATGGAATGCCGTGGCACGCACCTACACTGCACCGGACCTAACGGTTGCGACCAGTCCTTCTCTTATGGCGACGAGAACCAGTGCGCGCACCTTAAGGAACGTACCTCCATCCGTCACATTGTCAATCCCACATTTCGTGGTGGCGCACTGATTATCCCACCTACGCGTCCAGGATGGCAGGGTGCTAACGCGTCAGTCTATGAGGATGCAATCAAGGATGAGGCACAGGCTTACGCCGAGTTGACTCAGAGCATTTACGAGCAAGCTAACGCTGGCGGTGCCGACCTTTCTGCTTCAGCTTGGGAGCACCTTATGGCTGAAGTTCTCACTCTAGCCAGCTAAGACTGTTTGTTCAATCAAACCTGATGCGACGACGAGGTATTAATTGTGACTGACATAGCTACCACCCTGCGTATTCATGACGAGTTGTTGTCAACGAAGCCAGAAGGTGCAACCCACGACGAAGCTTCATGCCGTCTGTGCACCGACTGGGCTATGGCCGATAGTGGCCTGCCGGTTGGGATTGAACTCGACTTCGCTGACGAGAAGGCCCCTTATGGCCCCGTCAAGTACGCCGACCCTGGTTACCAGGAAGACAAGGTGAAGCGCTATCCAGTTGATACCGAACCGCATGCCCGCGCTGCGTGGACCTACATTCATGTAGGTAAGAACGCCGAACCTTATTCTGCCGACCAACTCGCTAAGATCCGCGTCGTTATCGCTGCGGCATTGAAGCGTTTTGGGCTAGAGGCAGAGCAGAAGGAAATGCAGAAAAATCAAAAAGTTGAATCTCCCGCAAAGAAGTCCGATGCTAATTCCAGTAAGAAGTCCACCAAGGCTTCGGACAAATCCGCAAGAGATCTTATCCCGGAAGTTGCACCGGAAGGAGGAAATACAAGCATGGACACCGTAACTACAGAGGTCCACGAAGCTCTACTGGCCAAGGCCGTAGATGAAGCAAAGTCAGTTTGGGCAACCGAGAAGGCTGAGCTTACCGTACAGGTAGAAACTCTGACCCAGAGTGCAACCGACAAGGATGCAGAGATCGCTTCCCTCAAGGAAGTAAACACTGAGGTCAACGGCAAGCTTGATACCGCAGAGGTTGCTTTGACTGCTGCGACAGAGAAGGCCACTGCACTAGAGGCAGACATCGCGGCAAAGGATGAGGAAGCTCGTCTTACCGCCCTCTCTACTGAGCGTGCTGCACAGATTCGCAATCTGAATCTTTTCCCTGACGAGCTTATTGATGAGAAGGCCGCACGTTGGGCCGTCCTTGACGAGCTTGCATGGACAGAGCGAGTGGAAGACTGGAAGGCCGTTTCGACTGCTTCTGGTTCTGCCACAACCACACCAACCGAGACAGCCTCAGCCTTCACAGGAACAACTGATGCGCCGAACGGCACCGTCAAGCCAGGTTCAGCACGCCGTGCTGTGCTCGGTCTCTAAACCCTAAGTTAGGAGTGTAACAAAATGAGTTATTCACGTAACTTTGGCTTCCGCTCAACTGTGAACATCGTTCGCAACGCGCGCTTTAAGACTCCTGTCTCAGGTAGTGGAGCCGACGCTACAGGATACCTGCTTGGAACTGCCGTAGTGGCAGACCCGGCTAGTGCAGGCTTTCTGAAGCGCCCAACAGCAGGAGATGTGCCTACCCCGAACAGCGGAATCGTGCTCTACGAGCACATCCAATTTCAGGGAGTTGACCCTCTTCTTACCACGCCGCTCGACGCGCCGTTCAACTCAGCACCGCTGGGTCGCTACGTCCAGGTCGTACACGGTATCGGTACGAAGGTCTGGTTCAAGAACACCGCAGCATCACCGCTTTATGACGGTCGCAGCCTTCCGGCTGGAACGCTCGTAGGTGGATCACTGGGTTCAATCGCAGTGGGTGACGGCCTAAAGGTCGCCGCAAACGGTACTTGGGTCAAGTCAGTTGATGCAACTGGCGCTGACCACTGGCTGACGGTAACCGCCGTCAACGCCACCACCGGGCTCGTTGAAGCCGTCTTCAAGTTCTAAGGAGGGTAGAAAAAAATGTCTGATATCACAAAGCGCGTAGTAGATGCGATGGGACGCACTGTCGAAGACAAGCGTGAACTCGCAGCCCTCAAGAAGGCAGCTAACGAAGAGGCCGCAGCTAACTGGGACAGCAAGGAGTGGAGGCAGGAATTTGCTGCTGAACTTACCGAGTCTATCCTTCTTGGTTTCGAGTATGAGACCCTGGTTGATCGCTGGATCGACACAGAGACCACAGACTTCAACGGACGTATCCTCATTCGTGAGGCTACCGGTCTGAAGGCTTTCTGGATGGCTCGTGGCGGACAGATCGAGCAGAGCCAGTTGAGTGCCGACATCTCCGAGATTCCTCGTGACATGATCGGTATCCACGTGAGCGACCTTGACGACAAGTTCGTCAACAACTTCACGGACTCAGCGCAGACTCTTCGCAGTCTCGCAATCGAGCGTATGGACGCGGAAGTTAACCGCCGTATCCACACCGTTCTGGCAGAGGCAATTCCTTCAGGTAGCCCGTTCTACGTGGCAACCCCTGGTCTGTCAAAGGCATCACTGGACAACGCTATCCGTGCAGTCCAGGATGCATCTCGTACCGGTGAGGTTGTGATCGTAGGCCGTCCAACGATGGTTGATCAGATCACTGACTTCGAAGGCTTCGGAATGCAGACTCTCGAAGAGATTCGCCAGAAGGGTGTCCTCGGTAACTACCGTGGATGCGACATCGTTCGTCTTCGTAACTTCAAGGACGAGGATGGTCAGCCGTACCTCCCGAGCAACGAGCTTTGGGTCATGGGCAAGGACACCGGAAAGTTCGCTTTCTTCGGTGGTCTGAAGTCCAAGGAGTTCGAGGATCTGGACAACTGGTACTGGCATTACATCGCCCGCCGCGACGTTGGTGTACTCGTACACCACCCTGAGCGTGCGCGTCGTGTGATCGACAGCAACCAGGCTGCCTAGTTCTGACTAGCACCTAAACAAGACCGGTTCTCTTTCGGGGGAGCCGGTCTTGTTGCATTTGATATGCTTTACGTCGATTATGTGCTATACTGGACCCCAAGAGCGCGCTAATATGGAAAAAGGAGCTAGGATGCCCACAGCAGTAGGTTCTGTCACGGAGGCAGAAAAGCAGTTCATTGAGACGTGGGAGAATGTCGCCACGTCCACAAACTATGTCTTGAAGCTGGACTTCCGTGGCGACTATAAGCCGTCAATGGTGCAGGGTCCACGTCAGTTCAAGCTGACCACATATGAGCGCATCCTCACCCAGGATAACGTAATTGACGTGCGCCATGACCCATTCCGTAACGGTTGTTTCCGTCCAGTCATTGTCCCTGAGGGTGTGGACGTAGAAACAAACCCGAATGCGTTGTCTGATGATGACATTCTGCGTATCTTCAACTCTTCCGAGAATGCGTGGGGCTCCTACATGGAGGTCATTGACTCTCCTGCGACACTTCAGCGCATGGTAGATCTAGCAGAGCAGAGCGATACTTTGACGGTGAAGCGTCTCCGTGAGATCCAGACTGCTGCTGCTGAGCATTCCAACATCGGCAAGAAGGTCGCCGGTCAGAAGGATGAGGCCCTGTATGCACAGATCGACCCAGGTGCAGCAGCTAAGCGCGGACCGGGACGCCCCCCGAAGGCGATGACTGTCTAACCTGTTCCACGTGAAACGCCCTGCGACTATTCGTTAACCCGGAGTCGTGGGGCATTTCGCTGTCCCGTCAAGCCTATCTCGACTCTTGTCGATGATACCTTCAGATGCAGGAGGGTATTTCAGGGACAGGAGATTTGTCATGGGTTACAAGTATGGCCGTAAGACCCCCAGTAATAAGCCAGCTATCCGCTTTGGTGACATTTTGACCGACGTAGCTGTGACTATCCCAACGCAAGAAGACTACTTGCGGAAGTTCACTGGTTGGCAAATGCTCGGCAACGACCAGTATGGTGATTGTGTAGCTGTCGCCACCGCTAATGCCGTAGCTCTAGTAACAACCGTCCTAGGTAATTCTACCGTGTATCCAAGCCAGTCTCAAGTGTACGAATTCTACAAGAGCCAAAACCCGCTCTTCCCGGACGACGACTACGGCATGGACATTCAGACCGCACTGGCTTACCTTGTGAAAACAGGTATCGGCGGCAAGAAGGCTCTCGGTTTCGCTAAGGTTAACGTGGCCTCTCACCAGGAAATCAAGGCTGCTCTAGCTATCTTCGGATTCGGTATCCTTGGCGTAAATGTGCAGAGCGTCAACCAGGATCAATTCAATCATGGCACACCGTGGGATTATGATGCCCGTGCAGCAGCAGATGGTGGTCACGGAATTCTCGCTGGCGGTTACGACTCGGACAACACTGGTGGAGACGTTACATTCATCACGTGGGGTTCTGAGACATCTTTCACCGACGCGTTCTGGCAGCATCAGGTTGAAGAGTTCTGGGTTGTCATCTTTGAAGAGCATTTGGGTACTACACAATTCCTGGAAGGTATCAACGTGGCGACACTCGCCAGTGAGTACAAGACTCTGACGGGTCGTGACTTTCCCGTTGCAGTCCCAACTCCCCCCGCGCCTGCGCCTACGCCTGCTCCTAAGCCGATTCCAGACCCTATTCCGGTCCCTGTGCCAACTCCTACTCCGGTCCCTGCACCGCCAGTCGTAGGGCCGTCACCCACGCCTGTCCCACTCCCGAAGCATTTGTCTTGGTGGAGAAGGTTCCTACTATGGCTTTCGGAGTAACATAATGGCAACCGAGACTGATATTGAAGTTATTCAGGGTGCTACTTTCAACCTGTCTATGACGTGGACTACGGACGATCAAGTGCCGGTACCTATCTCCCTTTCGGGTTATCGTGCCCATATGCAGATTAGGTCTAAGGCTGGGGCTGTGGGCACTCCTTGGGCTGACGCTACTTCATCTAATGGGCAGATCATTCTTGAGCCTGGAAGTGTCACCGGGGCTATTGCTGTGCGTATCCCGGCAACTGTAACGGCTACATTGAAGAAGGACGGCTGGTATGACCTGTTCGTGATCGCTTCAGCGGATGCAACTGAGGCAACCCGTCTTTTGGCGGGTAAGGTGACTTTGGCCAAGTCCACTACTATAGAGAGCGTTGGCTAATGACTGAGGTAGTGATTATCAGGAACCCAGTCCAGACTGTCAATGTCACTTTTCAGGCACCGCAGAGGGTTAATGTAGTCGCTCCTACGACGGTTGCTACGACGAGCACTTCGCAAGAGATCGTAAACCTTCAAGAGATCCTTGGCATTGTAGGTCCGCAAGGTATCCCCGGTGAAGGTGGCGGCTCGCTAGACACGGCAATGCCAAAGCCGACAGCGCCGACCCTGTTCACCAGGGGCATTCTTAACGGTATAGCCTGGGATGGCTTGGACGTTAACGGCAACCCAATGCCAGTCGGATTCCAGCATGTCTCGGTACAGCATCAAGTCAATTCTTACGCCCCTTACGCCCCTGTCGCTGACTTCGACGCTTCAGGGGTGACATCTCTAATTGACCCGTATCTACCTACAGGGTGGGTGAATGCAAACGGTTCCACAATGCGGGCTGTCGCTAACACTGACCTACCACCGGGTGTTTATGCGTCCGCAACGGACTCGATTGCCTTCGGTCCGTTTGGTACATCATTCTCCCAGATGGTTGTCCAGTCGGGGTCAATACATCAACGTCTCACTGTCACCGTACCGCCGCCCGGAGGGTCAATTTCCTCCAATGCCTACCTTCTTTTCGGGCTTGACGCATTATCAACCCCTACACCTAACGGTATGCTGGTTGCAATGTCCTGGGGTGCGGACGGTCTCACGAGCGCTACTGCCGTCTATAAGCTAAATTCGGATGGAACGTTTGTGGCAGGTTCCCTCGCGGGGGGATTCGTCATCCCATCGAATCATACTTTTGTGGTCACCTATGAAGATGGAGTTCTCTCTTTCACGGATCTGGATGGTACGGTTCTAATGACCGGAACCGTGATTCCCGTCGAAGGTATGTACGCCGGATTGTTTAGCGCTGGTACCGCCCAAGCAATTCTTGCTATGACCGTCTCGTCGGCAGTAGGAACTCCGGGACCATGGGTTGAAGTGGCGACCCTTGCAGGTACCGGTACAGCAGTTATTCCGACGGATGGTTTAACTCGCTTGGTCGCTGTGAACCAGGCAGGTAATGCTGGTGCTGCCTCTGACGTAGCGACCATTGCATATCCGGTATTCGCTCCGACACTTGCTGCGGACGCCGACGTTCATCTCACTAGCGTTCAAGATGGACAGGCGTTGGTTTTCTATGTTAC